ATCAAGTTTCAACCACCAATGAGAACATACACACCTGACTTTGTGTTACCCAACGGAATCATAATAGAAACTAAAGGCAGGTTCATTCCATCTGATAGGGCAAAACATCTAATGATTAAAGAACAGCATCCAGAATTTGACATCAGGTTTGTCTTCTCTAACCCTAAGGCTAAGATCAGCAAGGGTTCTAAGACATCATACGGAGATTGGTGCGACAGGTACGGGTTCCTCTATGCTCAGGAGACTATCCCTTTGTCATGGATTAAGGAGAAAAGGTCTTGACTATGTTCGATTTAGAGAGTAAAATACGAACCTTGTCCCAAGATTTTGACTTGGACTGGTTACTAGAAGAAAACGATATATCCGTTGAGCACGTCATCAGGATGCTGGTTGACGAAGGTCTCATTGACCCCAACGAACACATCGACACAAGCAATGAAGAAGAAGAAATGGAGAGATGGGAAGAATGATTAATGACTCTGACCTAGATGCATGGGAATACTACAACAGTAAAACCCTTAACGACTACCAATCGGAGGCTCTAAAGACAAAGGCTTACCCAGATGACAAACGTATCATCTATCCTGTCGGCCTATTGACAGAAGAAGCTGGAGAGGTTGCAGGTAAACTTAACAAGTACCACCGTGATGGTATATGGGATCGTGATGGTATGATCAAGGAGATGGGGGATGTCATGTGGGCATTAGCCGCACTAGCATCTGACCTTAACGTAAGCCTAGAAGAAGTTGCAGACCGTAACATCAAGAAGCTACGTGACCGACAGAAACGTGGTAAGATCGCAGGTTCTGGAGATAACCGATGAGTACGTGGCATTATCAGTTGATCAAACACATCTACCCCAAAGGCGAAGTCCACTATGCTGTGCATGAGTATTATCCCGCTACAGAAGAGGTAGGGGAAGCGTGGACACTTAATCCTGTGGCCTTCTGGGGTGAAAGCCTAGAGGAATTACAAGACCTCATGAATGACGTTTTAAAAGACATAGCTAAACACGGGGTCATGGAGGTAGAGCATGAATACTGACATGATACACATAAACAAGATCACAGAGCATGAAGATGGTTCTGCTACTGTAGAGGTAGAGATGCTACAGGAATCTTACAGGAAGATATTTGAGTATGGTCTACAGATGTTGTTCTTGAAGGCTGTAGAGGATGCCGAAGGAGACAATAATGAGTAAGAAGAAAACAGGAATGACTTGGTTCTGGCGGTGGATGAATTACCTAGCCACATGGCGAACACACCGTTTAGCAATTAAACAATTAAATGCCTTGACAGATAAAGAATTAGCTGATATAGGGATTGCCCGAGCCGATATTGACCGACTGGTCTGGCTAGAAGAAGATAAAACAATGCGAGGACGAGGAAAAGATGAGTAACTATTTACCAACTGACTACCAATCATTCATTCACAAGTCACGGTATGCCCGTTACATTGACGGTAAGGGCCGTGAGTCTTGGGCAGAGACAGTAGGACGTTACATGGACACAGTTGTCCGTCCTGTCTTGGGTGATGATACGTATGTCAACCAGTTGGAAGAGGCTATCCTGAACCTAGAGATCATGCCATCTATGAGAGCCATGATGACAGCAGGGCCAGCCTTGACCCGTGACAACACAGCAGGTTACAACTGTTCGTACCTACCTGTAGATGATCCTAAGTCATTCGATGAAGCTATGTTCATCCTGCTCTGTGGTACAGGTGTTGGCTTCTCAGTTGAACGTCAGTACGTACAGAAGTTACCTGAGGTACCTGAGGAACTGTTCGATAGTGAGACAACAATCGTTGTCAAGGACAGCAAAGAGGGTTGGGCTAAAGCCTACCGTCAGTTGATTGCACTGTTGTACTCAGGTGAGATTCCCCAGTGGGATGTAAGTTTGGTACGTCCTGCAGGTGCACGACTAAAGACATTCGGTGGACGTGCATCAGGGCCAGCACCTCTGGTTGACCTATTCAACTTTACCATCAAGGTCTTCAAGGATGCACAGGGCCGTAAGCTGTCGTCTATCGAATGTCACGACATCATGTGTAAGATCGGTGAGGTTGTCGTTGTTGGTGGTGTACGCCGTTCAGCAATGATCTCTTTGTCTAACCTGTCGGATGATCGTATGCGTCATGCCAAGTCAGGTGCATGGTGGGAGAACAACCCTCAACGTGCATTGGCTAACAACTCTGTAGCATATACAGAGAAGCCAGATGCTTTGTCATTCATGCGTGAGTGGATGGCCCTTGTCGAATCAGGTTCAGGTGAACGTGGCATCTTTAACCGTGAGGCATCACGTAAACAGGCAGCTAAGTTTGGACGCCGTGATGATGGGTATGAATTTGGAACTAATCCGTGCAGTGAGATCATCCTTCGTCCGTATCAGTTCTGTAACCTTACGGAAGTTGTTGTCCGTGCTACAGACACTATTGATGACTTGGAACGAAAAGTCCGTATGGCAACAATTCTGGGAACAATCCAGTCTACCTATACAAAGTTCCCGTACCTGCGTAAAGTGTGGCAACGGAACACAGAAGAGGAACGGTTGCTCGGAGTGTCGTTGACAGGCATCATGGACAACACACTAATGACGAGTAAGAACGTTGGCCTACATAAAACTCTTGAACACCTTCGTAGTGTGGCTGTTGTCACAAACCATGAACTGGCTGATCGGCTTGGTATTCAGCAGTCTGCTGCTATTACATGCGTTAAGCCTAGTGGAACAGTCTCGCAACTCGTGGACTCCGCAAGTGGTATACACGCACGACATAGTGACTACTACATTAGAACCGTTAGAGGCGATAACAAAGACCCCTTGACACAGTTCATGAAGGATCAGGGTATCCCTAACGAACCTGATGTATTCAAGCCAGATCAGACAACGGTGTTTTCATTTCCTGTAAAGGCTCCTGCAGGTGCTGTTGTCACATCTGATATGACAGCCATTGAACAGCTAGAGACATGGTTGATGTATCAACGTCACTGGTGTGAACACAAACCATCTGTGACAATCAACGTCCGTAAGGATGAATGGTTCGAGGTAGGTGCCTTTGTGTACAAGCACTTCGATGAGATGTCAGGGGTATCGTTCTTGCCATACAACGAACACACATACCAACAGGCACCGTACCAAGAGGTAGGTAAGTCAGAGTATGAAGAGATGTTGTCATTGATGCCAGAGAAGATTGACTGGGAACTGTTGTCTGAGTATGAACAAGAAGACAACACAGCTGGTAGTCAGACACTAGCATGTTCAGGTGATTCATGCGAAATCGTAGACCTAACATAGGAACTACACCTTCACCCTGCATAAAGGTCTGTCGTATAGAAAAGGACGGATACTGTGCAGGGTGCAAGAGAACCACAGATGAGATACGTCAGTGGATCACTATGTCTGACTATGAACAACAGAAACTTTTATTTGAACTGAAGTGGAGACAAGATGTACGTGGTGATAACACGTGATCAGTGTAATTTCTGTGATCAGGCTAAGGCTCTCTTAAAGGGAGCCAACCTACCCTTCACAGAATATAACGTCCAATCGGGCAGCAGTAAATGGGTATTGACTTTGATCAAGAAAGCTGGTATGACGACAGTACCCCAAGTGTTTAAACCTGACGGAACACACGTAGGTGGATACACAGAATTAAAGGAGTTACTTCTTGACAAAGGTACGAAAGAGTTTTAACCGAGCATTATACGAGGCGTATGATGGCCCTGCACGTACAGCCCTTGTGTTGTATCTTGAGAGTAAAGGACACACGATTGTCAACAACGAAGAGAACTATAGTGTAGATGTTGTCAGCCAGTACAAAGGGCACACATACTTCAACGAGGCTGAGGTTAAGACAGGGTGGAAGTCAGATTGGCCTACAGACTGGAAAGAGATCAGGATACCTGAACGCAAACAACGTCTGTTAGACAAACATGTAGATGGTTTCCTGAACTTCTATGTCTTCCGTGCTGACCTACGTCAAGTGTGGCGTATCAAAGATACTCTACTGACACAAGAAAGTCTAGGTGAAGCTAAGGGTAGATACATCCGTAAGGGTGAACTGTTCTTCCATATTCCATACACAAAGGCTGAGTTGATTAACCTATGAGTGACAACGAACCACCAAAAAAGCCCTCTCGAACACGCCGTAAGACGAGTTACAAGGGGGCTTCTACTAAAAAAACTTCTGGCCTAGTACCACGTACTGACAATCAGAAGGCTTTGATTGATGCTCTTAGAACACACAGTCAGGTGTTTATTCTAGGGCCAGCAGGTACAGGTAAGACCTATGTCACAGCTACCTATGCAGCTGACCTGTACACCCTGAAAGAGATTGACAAGATTGTCATCACCAGACCACACGTTGCTGTGGGTAAAGAACTAGGTTTCCTAAAGGGTGACCTTCAAGAGAAGACAATGCCGTGGGCTTTACCTGTCTTGGATGTACTTGAGAAACATTTAGGTAAGGGTACAGTAGAAACTGGGATCAAGAATGGAAACATTGAGATGGCACCTCTTGCACTTATGCGTGGGCGTAGCTTCGATAATGCCTTTATAATCGTGGATGAATCACAGAACATCACGACACACGAATTAAAGATGTTGTTGACACGTGTAGGTGAGGGGTCAACTATTGTCCTGAACGGTGATACCCAACAGTCTGACCTAAAGGAAGCTGACGGGTTATCTAAAGTAATACACTTGGCTAAGAAGTATATGTTGCCAGTCCCTATCATTGAATTTGGGTTGACAGATATTGTCAGAAGTGATATATGTGCTGAGTGGGTGAAGGTATTTATGACGGAGAAACTATGACAGACCCTATTGAAGAACAGGTTGGTGGTGATCACTACATTGGTCAGGGTATCCAACCTATACAATACATCCTTGCAAAT